TCTATATTCATCCCCATATGTAGCATATTGAGGATTGAAATTTTGTTTGCTGCTTTTAGAATAAACTATAATCGTATCATGCCACCTATTTAACTTTTTCTTATTTTTAGCATTTCCTCCCGTCTTCCACACTATCTCATTCGTAAAATTATTATCTCCAAAAATATCATCACACAACACACGAAAATAATGTGAAATTTTAGGCTCTATATGAATAATCACAGAACCCGTTTTCTTTAAAACCCTATGAACCTCTACAAGTCTCAATCTTATAAATTCAATATAGTCTTGTTTCGTCTTAAATTTATCGTTAAAATTAAAGAAGTTACGCCCTGTATTGTATGGAGGATCAAAATAAATCATATCTACACTACATGCTTCTATTTCTTTTAGTAGATCTAAATTATCGCCCACTTTATATGTATTCATTTCTTAGTATAGTAATTACTAAAAAAAATTCTAAATCAATTTTTTAATCTACTATAAATTTAATATAACATACTAATTACCAGTGCACAGTTTTTATCCACTTTACTACTCTTCCTACATAAACACTGTCTTTAAACCTAGTCTTATGAAGATTCGGGTAATTTGGATCTCTATTCACTTCCGTAATCTTAACATTTGTTCCGTCTGCCTTTTGATAAATATTGTAACGCACTTTCCCTATCTTCCTTTCTGTGTGATAAAGACTCTCACTTGTTTTTTTATAATTCTCCTGGGTCAATGAATAAACAGCATAAAAAGGCTCGCTAAGCTTGTTCGACTGTGGGGTCATGTTGTCGTGCTGTGAATTGATTTTCTCAATGGTTGGTTCGGACATTCGAGTTATATACTAAATTATTTAGTCTATAAATCTATTTCAATTTTCTAATCTACTATGAATTCTACAAAATCCTCGCCATGGCGCTGTATCCAACTATTTACTCGTTCATTATATATTCTTTTAAACTGTTTATCATGCTTAAATATCATTTTTTCTTTTACTATCTCTTTTAATACACCTAACATTACCTCTTTTGTATGCGGAATTTCCCTATTTTGCCATTTCGTCAGTAAATCTCCCACTCTTTTTTTCGCTCCAGATAATCTTGTTTGTGGGCGTCTTCTCGAAACCATAGCAGTCGTACTTACTAATAAATTTGAACGCCACTCGCACGATAAATATCCTCTACACATAGGACATTTATATCTAGCCACATAATTATCCGATCTAATCCATTGTAATATACATCCACGACAAAATACATGATTACATTCTGTAAACACTCTATTTTCAGCTAATTTATAGGAGCTCCATTTTTTTCTAAAACATATGGCACACTGCATTCTTGTATTATTGATAGATTTTATTTTTAGTTCCTTTTTTAAAGTCTAATTTTCTTTTTACATGGAGAGATAAATAAAAATAGTGCTTTTTTTAGGGTTTTCAGTAAAAACAACCAATTATATGATTTTTTATATAAATATAGTATATAATGTCATCAGGAGAAAAAAAAAGATTTAGAATCCACGAGAAATGAAGATAGAATTTCTAATCTTAACAGGGACATAGATTTAATAGAAAGTTTTATCAGAGAAAAATTAGCACCCGGGGAATTAGAACAATTTATTAGTCATGTAAATAATAATAGAGGATTTATAGATGAAGATGAAGATGAATACGAAACCAGTTCATTTGCTTCAGATGATAGTTTTACAGGAGGACGTCGAAAAAAAAAGTATGAAAAAGAAAACAAGAAAGAAAAAAAGACAAAAAGACAAAAAGACAAAAAGACAAAAAGACAAAAAAGACAAAAATCTAAGAAAAAAACTAAAAAGAAATATTAACAGTGCCTTTTTTAAAGTTTTTTTATAAAATCCTTTGTCATCATACCTAATCCATATATTATCGCACAGCTACAAGCTACTATCAAAATTATATGAAACATTATAATTACTACTAGTTTTGTTTTTTTAAACAATTACTTTCATTTAAATATACTTTACAACTTATTTAAATGGAGAGATAAATATTAATATAATACTATTATGCCAAAAAAGAAGACCAAAAAAGGTAAAAAGACATCGAAAAAGTATAAAAAACAACATATTCCCAAGGCTTTAAGAGAACAGTGTTGGGTTCAAAATTTCGGCAAATGTTTTGATCATTCATGCTACATAGAATGGTGCGATAATAAAATAAGCGTATTTGACTATCATGTTGGACATAATATTCCTGAATGTAAAGGAGGAAAATTATGTCTAGAAAATTTAAAACCCATATGTTCAAGGTGTAATCACTCAATGGGATCCCAGTATACTATAACTGAGTGGTTAGAACTAGATCACAACAACAAACAACCCAAATGTTGTTTCTTTTTTTAAAAAATTGAAGAAAATTTAGTAATTTTTATATAAACAACACTTATATACATAATACTATACAATGCATCAATCTAAAAGAGCACAAAATGGAAACATTGAAGCAGAGAGACTAGCATGGTTAGTTAATAAATTTAATACTCTATTGTCACAACAAAACCAAGGATTTATTTCAATATTGACCAACGTCAATATTGATGTAAATAATATTTTACGATTTGAAGTAGCCGGAGGTGCAAGTCTGCATTATGATATTATTATACGATTTAAGGATATGACCACTAAAACTATCGAACATAAAGCCATAAAAACCAGAAGTAACGATGAGGAACGTCCATGGTCCCTCACTCCTCAACTATTTAATGCCACCTATAATTTTACAACACTCTCCCAAGAGTATTGTGAATTATGGCATACCTCTTTCATGTCTATATTAAAACAAGAATATCCTCAACTTCCAGACATCCCATCATATGACGCCTTTCTAAAAGGAGATGCCAATATGGGGTCCGCAAAAACCGAATTTGGAAAAGCCTTGAAAGCCATTAAAAAAGAAAACGAAACAAATCACGCATTTATTACTCAAATTACAAAACAATCTATTCGATATTTTTACGAGTATATTGTAGAAAATAGACCTGAAATCATTGAACAACTCAGACAAGACTGTGAAACCAGCATGCAAAATGTTCTTCAACAAAAAAACTTTTGGATTAATGCTTATTACCCTACAACAAGTACCATAGAAACAGATAATTACTTCCTAACAGTAACGCCACAACTATCTAACCTAGATGTAGAACTAGTAGAAAACAACAATACTACAAAAATTAAATTACATTACAATCTTTCCAGTAATCCAAACAAACGATTTCATGGCGCAGCCCTCCTTAGATGGGGAAACGGTAATGGAATCGCCAATATTAGATGGAATATTAGTTAAATATAAATAGGAACAATATCTCTTAACTCAGTAGTATTGAGCGCATTATTACCACAATACAATTCTATGAATTTTTTTGTTTTCTCACTTTTCAATGACTCTATAATCAACATATATTTTTCTAATAACAAATCTCTACTTAAATCTTCCAAACTTTTAATACAAATCAAATGATTCTCTATCAAATACTCTTTATCTGTATCTATTAAACAATAACTAAACTTATATTTGCCCTTTCCATAACCTCTATTTACAACCAAAAGTAGGTCTTTACTACCTTCTTGTTGTATATAATTCTTTTTTTCGGGGTTTCTATACCCTTTTATACTTAGTTTATTATCTATTATATCGCTACTATATACTAATCGTGTTTGCGAACTATCTTCCGTAAGCTTATCTTTTACCTGATTCCACACTACATTACCTACCTTTACATCAAATTGCATCATTTTTAATGTTAAGGCATTTTGAAAATACCTTTTAAGCTCCACAATATTCTCTCTTGTATTAAATATTGTGTTTTCAGCAAATTTTAAAGCATATTTATCATTATTTACCTTTTTATCTTTTTTTTGTATAATCATTACAATCGTTTCCTGTCCTGTTTCGATGTATCTTTCACCTGAAAAGTCTTTTATAACCACTATTTTAAAATTATTACATATATGTTCCCTCAAATTATTGTAATAATTACAATTCAAGAAGTTTTTGGGCAACACAAATGCCAATAATCCACCTTTTTTTAATTCCTTCATAGCTTTTATAATAAATAATACAAATATATTAGGTCTTCCTGTAAAATAATCATGATATTTCTCTTCCACGTCAGTCTTTTTCATGACAAAATAAGGTGGATTCCCTATAATTAAGTCATATTTATGCTTAGGTGTATAGGTTAAGTAATCTGCTTTCTCTATTTTTATCCTATTTTTAAAGGTTAAACTTTTTATTTCTTTATAAATATCCTCATTAAACTCTACGCCATGTATATTTAAGTTTGTAAAATACCTATCTAGTAAATTAATAAACTGACATGACCCACATGATGGCTCCAATACAGTTTTAAATCCTCTTTTCTTATATTGCTTACACACCCTCAACATATATTTTACTATTGATTTCGGAGTAAAATAAATCCCATCCTTTTTCTTTATTTTTTGATCTATATTTTTTGTGAGCCTTTTTGATAAAGCTGTAAATTGTTCATTCATTTGTTAATTATATTAACTACTCCAATATTTAAATCAATTTTTTTATCTTAAAAGTGATTAAAGTTTTATCTTCTATGTTGTAAGGAGTAATATTTCGCAAAATAAAATTTTTATATTTACATTATATAAGCAAATGTTTGGGAAATTACCGGAGGTACTTGAAACTCTTATATTTTCATACATAATTAAACAACAAGACAAACAAAAAATTAGCAGCGTTTCGAAATATTTTCGAAAGTGTATCGAAAATATTCCCTTTTTTAAAAAAAAACGTCTTTTAACAGATAGAGTTAATATGGTTATAGAAGAATTATCGGATCATGTACATCATATAAAGGCAAATGGTCGCTACAAATATGTAGATCCTGATTTAGGAAATATGTGGGAAACTTATCATAAATGGGAGTGGCCTGAACCTAAAATAGATCCTGATTATACAACTCTGTGGAAACCCGGCATGTATGTAGATGTATTAGACAAAGTTCAGGTATGGGGTGGCGCCAGAATATTAGAAGTAAATTTTAGAGAATCTATTTTTAATACTGTATTTAGAGTTAATCCTAGAAAACGCAGGGTTTATTTGGTGCAGTTTTTAGGATGGTCTGATAGTTTCAACGAATGGGTTTCACCTGAAAAGATCACTTTTTTTGGTTCCAAAACGTTACATCCCTTAAATATTGGAAAATATCTAACAGGAACACATAAACGATGGGCTCTTTATAAAGATGAAAGTCAATGGAGAATGAATATTATTAAGGTAGAAAATGTCGATGTAAAAACCAGTGAAAAAACTATAACTATTACCAATTTCTACAACAATAATTTCATAAGAGACATCGTTACAGATGACTTATTAAAAAACATAAGAACCGTTACAGATGCAACAGTTTTTTTATCCGTTTTGTCAAATCGTTTTGAATATAATGTTTATAATAGAGAAATTAAATATTAACATCTTAAAAGTAACCATGTCATAATAACAACTCTTGTTTTTTGATAAGATTTTCTCGAAATTTCCCTACAAAATCGTTTAATAGGTAAGACAAAATCAATAATAATAATAGCCATGCCAAAAATTGCCATTAAACATAAAATACCACTTATACCAAAAGCTATAGCAAATCTACCGAAAAGCTGACCTACTTTTGCAAAACAAACTATCATTTCAATATTATCCCATAAATCTTCAGGCGGTAATCGTCTATTTTGAAAATCCATCGCACTAGCATACACACTATTTGTTATAAACAAAACAATAATTAAAGCTTTGATCATGAAAATAATAGCGTATTTTATAATTTTAAATAAAATATTATAAAATACTTCAATTTATATCTCACCTGTATCGCTATATATTCTACTATCCCATACATCATCCTGGAATATCTCATCATAAATCTTTTTAACTTTTCGCCTTTCATATTCTCTTATCGGATATGATAAAGCTCTACAAACTTTCGACATAACATTTCCCATATATATTATGTATGTATAAAATTATACCAGCGATATACCTTATTATTTTTACTTATGGGAAGTTCTATTTTAACATATGGTTTTTTTTCTTTTTTTTTAGAATCCATATAAAATCTGTAAGCTAAACTACTCATTAACGTGTTTCCCATGTACTAATCATTTAGATTATTTATTGCTTCTTTAATAGATATTTTTTCTGCTATTTTCTTTTTTATGATTTTATTATTTTTATGTTTTTCTCGTTCTGTTTTGCCAGATTCCATATTTGCCAACATACTCTGCCATTCTTCTAACTGTTTTTTATCATTTTCAAAACCGGGATGACTATTTTCCCATTTAGTTAATGCGGTTGCATGTTTTAACTTTACCTGTGTCACCGCAAAATCCATCTCCGTCCCGTCGTCTTTTTTCCATCCATCTGCATTTTTAACCACAAACTTATTACGTTTCGTATCTGTCGAATGTATTGGGCGATCTGTCGTAGGCATATCTTCCAAACTTTTTATAATAACATTAGATATACCATCTACATACCCTAATTGTTTTGTATCTGATATATCTTTTATAGAAACACTTAACTGTTGTAAAAAATCTTGTAAGCACATAGCATCCTTACAATGCTCATTTAAAAAGACATTTATTGATATATTTTGAGTATTATTTTGAGTTTCTATATTGGTTATGTTATTATTCTTTACTGCCTTTTCTAATAATTTTATGTATTTTTCTTTATCTACTAAAACCTTTTCCCCAGAAATATCATGATCCACTGCATCTTTTATATTTTCTCCTAAACATATCTTATTATGTCTCCATAAACCCATTCGGTTTGTAAAACTTTTTTCACAAAAATTACATAAAAACTCTTTTTTTACTACTTTTACTACTTTTTTGTTACAAAATGTTACACTTTTGTTACACTTTTTCTGATGTTTTTGTGTATTCAAATGTTTTTGGTAATTTGCTTTCCGAGACGTCTTATAGTCACAAAGTGCGCAAAAATACAAATTACTACTTTTTGCTACTTTTACTACTTTTTTGTTACAAATGTTACGCATTTATATAAATGTCCAGATTATTTTTAAGTATTTTACGTAAAAAGTGCCTTTTTTTTAGTGCCTAAAATTTCATGTAGTAAAAAATTTTATCGTAATTTTTCTGTTTTCCCCTAGAATGTTGAAGTAGAAAAGTTTTTTCGCGTTTTTTGCAGAAAAAGTTTTTTTAATTTTTCTGTTTTGGACAAAAATAAATGTCCAAAATGCAAATATTAGGGAAAGTTTTATTCGAAAAAACGAAAAAAACTTTTTTCTGAACTTATTGTATAAATGAAATTTCGCGACGGCGTACTTCTAGTGGTTTTAGTGATTGTTTTTGTCATTTTAGCTATGTTAGTGTCAAGTAAAAACAAAAAGGGTGGTGTTTTAGCAACAGTTGTTTATCCTATTAGAACATGGGTGGGTGGTCACAGAACACATGTTACAGTTGTAAATAAAGGTTCCTCCTCCTCTTCTTCATCATCATCTAGTAGTTCTGGTAGCAGTTCTGGTAGCGGCCCAGTTGTAGCTCCAGGACCTATTACTGTTCCCGGCCCTGGACCTATGCCTCCAATCTCTCCATTTAGTTTATTAAATTGATTTAATACTTAATATATTTATTATATTAAGTATGCAAAAAACAGGAAAAAATCGTAATACGATTGATAAATTCTACACAAATCCCGATATTGTAAAAAAATACATTGACCAATTTACTCATTATTTAAAACCAGACGATCTTATTATAGAGCCTAGTGCTGGTTCTGGAGCTTGGACTATACCATTATCAAGCTATAATCTTATCGCGTTTGATATACAACCTGAAGGCGAAGGTATACAACAAGCAGATTTCTTATATGTTGATTTATATGCCTTCCAGAGCAATCTACATTTTATTGGTAATCCTCCGTTCGGTCGTCAATCTTCCTTAGCCAAACGCTTTATTAAACACATCTGCGCATGTGAAAAAACACAAACAATCGCATTTATATTACCAAAAAGCTTTAAAAAAGATAGTTTCAAAAAAGTTTTCCCTCCTAAGTTTCACTTAGTATATCAGGATGATGTAGGTAAAGATGCCTTCCTAGCCAATGGCAAACCTCATGATGTACCGTGTATATTTCAAATATGGATACGTTGTGATTTTGATCGCGAAATACCTGAAACATTAAAACCTATAGGGTTTAAATTCGTAAAAAAAGATGAGAACCCTGATTATTCTTTACGTAGAGTAGGTGTTTATGCTGGAAAATTAGACAGAAAAACAGACGATAAATCAGAGCAGAGTCATTATTTTATAAAATTAAATAAAAATAGTGACCTATGCGCATTAAAATACAATATGGATGAATGGGATCATGACAATACTGTAGGACCGCGATCCATATCCAAACAAGAATTTATTAAGGTTCTTAACAAGTTAGTTTCTCTCTAATCCATTTCCTTATCATTTCATTGGTAGGAGACAACATTTTTAAAAGTCCTTCTAAATAATAACTTTTTTCTTCGTCATTTGTAGCTTCATCATCCAATATCATCAATGTATTAAATATAATTTTCAATAATCGTTTGTCATATATATATTTTATGTTTTGAAAAACCGTATCAATGTTTACAGCATCCTTACTGGGATCCTTAAATAAATCTGGTGATTCCAAATCTAATACATTTTTATAAAGAGACAAGGTATGTGTAATTGCCGTTTGATCTACTGTTTGATATGTTATGATTAACCTATCTAACCCCTTAATAGCAGCAGTTAAAATATAGTTATATATTCTATTACCATCACTTTTATACCATTTGTAATATCTACGAATAGCATGAAAAAGATAATATAAATCGTCTTTACCGTCTGAATTATACCATCTCCATACACCCTGTAATAATGTGGGCTTTTGTATCTGTAATATATTATCACTTACACTAACCTTCGTGCCTATTGGGCAATGTGATAGTAAGGCTAATTGTAACATTACCTGTAGTGGCTCCAATATCATATCGCTCCTTTCTTTTTTTGCCGATGAAGAAACAAGGTCCATATATATACTATTGTTTAAATCTTTATATTTCTTTAGCGCATTCAATCCTTTATAAATTTTTTTTCCTTTTTTTATTAAACTATATCCTGATAAAATGACATTCATATATACACTTCACATTATTATCATAGGAATATCATGTAAAACTTATTTAAAAGATTATCAATTACTAATAAATAATGAACGATAAAGAATATGAGGAACAGGCATGGGAATCAAAAGATATACTATTCCCTATAGATGATGAAAAGACTAAATCTTTTTGTGTTTTAAATAGCGATGAAAGAATGCAAGTGATAGAATTAGGTCTTATAGTAAGGGAGGTAGGAATCAGTCAAGTTAAATCATTATTACAGGGTAAAAATAAAACAGAACAAAACGTGTTAAAAAAAATACATAATAAACAAGTAGATGAATTACGTGAGAAAATTAAAACAGAAGAAAAAAAATATAGATTACTACAGTCTAGTTTTACAGAAGAAATACAAACAACTAAATTAGCTGTAAAAGAGCAACAACGCGAAATATATATGGACCGTATTAAAGTATTCGAGGAAGAAACTGAAAGGCTTAAGCAACGTATAGAACAAGTCATAAATCAACGATTAGAGTTTCAAAATCAACATCATGAAAAATTACAAGCCGTCGCTGAAAAAAAAGAAAAAGAAAAACAAGAATTACGTCGCGAATATGAAACCAAACTAGACGAATATAGAAGTAAAGTAGAAATAGTAAATCAAATAAATAATAATTCAGCAAAAAAAGGACAACAAGGTGAAGATTGGATCTTTAATCAACTTATCCGTAGCTTTCCATCTGCGGAAATAGAAGACCATCATACTAAAGGACATACTGGCGATTTCTCTATAAAAGAAGAAGGTAGAATAGGTATGCTTGAATCTAAGAATTATGCGCGTAATGTAAATAAAAAGGAGGTACAGAAATTCTATAAAGACATTCAAACAAACGATCAAATAAACTATGCTATTATGGCTAGTTTAAAATCAGGAGTTGTAAACAGAGAAGACTTTTCACTAGAATTTGCCTCTGGAAAACCTGTAATATTTTTACACAATGTAAAAGACTATCCTGAGAATATTAAAACGGCTTATAAGATTTGTCAACTTATATTGAAAAATATGGACTGTTTCGATATTGAAAAAGAAGAAAATCAACATAAGTTAAAAACAATAGTAAAAACCATGAAAACCAACAATAAAAAATTACATACCATGGTAAATAACTTTCAAACCAATATTACATCACAATTAAATGATCAATGGAGTCAATTTGAATCTATGATAGAATTATTAAATATTGAACATTAGTATATGTGGTATTTTTGCAAATATAAAGATGTTTTAGGAAAACCAAAAACAGGCCTACATAATCATAGAGTATTTAATATATCGATTGTAGATGTTTTACTCACTATCCTAGGAGCTAAATTTATTCAGTATTACATGATGGAGGAGACAGATTTTTGGATTATTTTAACTGTCCTCTTCATTTTAGGAATAATAATACATCGAATTTTCTGTGTTAGAACAACTATCGACAAATTATTATTCGGATAATTTACTTCCTACTTCTTTCTAAGAGAGAAAAATACAGTTTTTCTACTTTCTGTAGGGGAATTTTTTCGATTCTTTTCTCAATATTTCTAGGTGTTATTTTTTTCTTTATTTTTCTTTCGATAAACTTCTTAGATTTCTTATCTTTTTGTATTTCTAGTCTAAGTCTTTTTCTATATTCATCACTGGCAAACTTATATAATGTTTTATTTTTTTTATAATCAGAAGCTAAATTCATGTTATCTATAGATTGAATTATTTTGTATTGATTCACTGGTATAGATTTTCTATATCCAAAATAATCAGTGGTCCATAATTTTGTGGGCGTATTCACAGCAATTTCCTCAAAATTCAACGCGTACAATAAATTTATATTTGCTATTTTTTTTTTAACTGTCTTATTTTTCCTTTTCTTCTTTATTTTTTTAGTTTTCGCCATATTTATATTAATATTATATTTTTATATAATATAAATGTCGCATTATACTAGTTTATATGATTATACGTTCAGATTTATATTAATAGGCGATTGCTCTGTAGGTAAAACCTCACTAGCGAATCGAATAGTAGATCATATATTTATACCATATTATGAGGCTACGATAGGGGTTGATTATAGCTCTATAATAGTCGAACTAAACAATGGCACACGAGCTAAATGTCAGTTGTGGGATACGGCCGGACAAGAGTCCTTTGCGCCCCTTATTAAATCTTACTACAGAAACATAGCCGGAGCTATAATTGTTTTTGACGTTACTTGTAGGCGTAGTTTTGAGCGTCTTAAATTTTGGTTACGGGAAATAAAACAACATAGTGAAAATAATCATCCTATTCCTAAACTGTTAATAGGTAATAAGATTGATTCTATTAGAAGATGCGTCTCAT